ACCGCTCAAGTAGGCCGAAGCCCCAGTCACGGCATTTGAAGGCTGATTTCCAAAAACCCCCATCTGATTGTACTGAAGCCACTTACCTGAGACCGAAGACGCTCCGCCAAGGATGGAGTTCGCCACATCCCATCCGGCCTGTGAGCTGTAAAGCTGAGCCTGAGCACCGTACTGCGCCCCCTGGTACTGGAGATTTCGCGCCTGGAGGTTCGAGTTGTACCGGATCGTAAGCGCGTCGAGCTCCCCGGTTTCGGCCGCAGAGGACCGCACGGAAAGCGCCGAACCCTCATTCGGATTCACCCCGCTTGCCGCCTCGTTCGCCACGATTGCGGAACCCATCTCGCCGGTCTGTATCCGCTTGGCCTGCTCCTGTGCCTGTCCCTGCTGAAGGGCGATGCTCGCGTTCTGATTGGCGACGATCTGGTTATTCCGCGCGACCTGGGCGTTATAGTTCGCGGCCTGGGACTGAGCTATCCCCTGCATCGCAGACCCCGCGACCCCGACAACCAGGCTTGCTACGCCAAGAGCAACCGGTGTGCACATTAGATTTTGCCTCCAGAAACATTCTGCTTTTGCATATGAAATCTATAAAACGGCAAACCCCATATTCCATAAGGAACCGGCTCAGGATCGAACCTGAACCCCAACCACTTGAGCCACCTGATTGACATCTCATTCCTGACGTCGACATAGTTTTGAAGATGAGGAAAAAGCTCGAGCATCTTCGCCACATATCCTTTGTTCAACCTCAAGAAAGTGATGGCGTACCTTTCGACTTCATTGGTTCCCAGCAGCCAGGGCGATCCGACGCCTCCCAAAATATCAACGGGCGTAACGCCAAACATGCAGACAGGCTCATCGTTTACCATCCCCGTCCATGCCGCCGCCGATCGCTGCAGCGAGTCCGAAAGCGCCCGAAACGGCCCCATCCCCGCCGCCGCCGCGACTTCTGCCCGGTCCGGCTGCCGCATTTTATTCGCGATCCAGTAGACATGATCTGAATGTGCCGGGACTATGATTCGAGCCATGGCCGCTCCCTTTGGTCGCTTCAGGGCTGAGCTATGAGTGCTGAGTGCTGAGATTTTTTTTACTCAGTCCTCAGCACTCAGTCCTCAGTCCTCAGCCCCGCTTCACCCAGGGCTGTCTCCTATACTCACCTCCGGAATTACCCCCAAAACCGTACACGGAAGTGGGTTGTCCTGCTGCAAACACACATCATCATCCACCAGGTAATCTGCGCTGATTATCACGCGCTCGTCCCCGGTAAAAAGCGGCACGGCCGCGCCCATGCTGACCGACGCCGATCTTTCCTTTATCTCGGTCAGCCTCGTAAAGTCCGGCCCGACCTTCAACCCCCTCGTGTCCGCTACCCGCACCGCCACAGCCGCAATCTTCTTGCGGTAATCCTGGACCTGCATCACCATCCCTTCGGGCTCCATGCAAAGGGTCTGGAGCTGCGAGACATAAGGAAGTCCCACAGTGACAAGGCTTGCCGCGTTCTGGAGCGTAATAGCCCCGTTCACCACTATCTGCTGAGGCTGAACGCTCCCATCGGCAAGAATGCTTACAGTGGCCCCGTTTAAATGATCGAGGCCGGTTATCTCCGTCGCCGGGCTGCCCGAATATTGAAGCCCGCAGTCTACAAACCAGGCCTTCGTCACATCGGATACCCCGTTTGTGAGAAAGTTCCGTGCGTTCATCCGCTCGATATATTTCACGGGATTTCCGCCATTCACGCCCGGAATGGTCCTCTGGGTCACGAAGTAGACCGAATCGACGTTTATCCCGGCCATCTGCTGATTCATGCCCTCAAGAAATGCCAGCTCTTCAGAGAGCCTGAAAGCGCGGTCGTTACCGGAAAGCGCCACGAGATCCACGTCGATATCGCTGTAAGTTTCGAGCATGCCGCAGGTCTCGGTGATCTGGGCCGTGGTCGATTTGCCCCTGGGCACGCCCATGTTTAGCAAGCGCCAGTACGCGGAAGGCAAACCGGTTCTGATTGTCGTTTTATGCCCGGTCGGAAGGTTTCCTTCCACCCAGAGCATGTCGTCTAGGATTTCATTGGTCTGGGACAAAAGATTGATGATCTCGGCAATCTTTCCGTCGTCATCTATCCGTCTGGCCCAGTCCGCCAGTGTCAATGCTACAGGTCCTATAGTGGCCATTTATGTGCTCCTCGTTACGTCGTCGTTTCGTTCATTGTTGGATACATTTTGGCAAGAAGTGTGTCCTGCGTGTCTTTCACCGGTCCGCCCGAAAGCGAACCAGGCTCTTTCAGCAGGGTCCCGATCTTGACAAATAACTTCACAATAGCGGGATTGTTCCCGGCCCCCGTCATGTTGAGCGCATCTCTCAGGCTCTTGGCCTCCGCCTCATCTTTCACGAACGGGTTTGAATCTCCCGGCACAAAGACTTGAGCCGCATCCTTGATGCTCTGCTCGAATTTCGTGCCGCCTATCTCCGGGTCCGCCTTTACCTCGGCCTGCCACTTCGCTTGGGTCTCAGCCCACAGCTTGTAGGGGGCCTCAATCTGTGCCCGGAGTTTCCCGCCTCCAAAATCGAGCAGCTTCTGTGCTTGCTCCTGAGTCAGGTCCAGCTCTTTTGCCAGCCCCTTGAACTCAGTCGCGGTCTGCTCATCGAGGGTGGTCCCTTCCGGGATTGTAAATTCCGCATATTCTTCGGACGCTTTGATCTCGGGCTTTTTATCCTTGCCCTCATCAGGCTCCAGCGGTTTACCGTCCGGCCCCAGTTTGGGCTCTAGCGGCAATGGTTTCCCATCTGGGCCAAGTTTCGGTTCGATCGCGGCCTCTGTCGTTTGCGTCGCCGCATCCGCCAGGATATTAGTTTGGTCCGTAGTCTGCTCGGTGGTTTGTGCCGCCGTGGTTTCAGCCGCTGTCGTTGTTGCTGTTTCTTCAGGCATGTTTCTTCCTTTCAATCCTGGCTTTCACCAGGAACTCATATAGTTTGGGGTCTTGTTTTCTCACGGCTTCGAGGATCTGGCGCTCCGGATCTTTGGCGTGCTCTTCGCAATCATCGCGCACCTTGTCGTTGAAACTCTTCCAATCCCCGTTATGGCCATGAAACAAATGGCAGTTGAGGTATCCGCCCTCTTCGCAAAGGGTTATGAAGTTCGAAGGATCGAGCTCAAGTTCCGGATGAAGATGGAACGGTTTAATATGATGCACCTGGAGCTTTGGTTGCACGTCCTTCTTCGGCTTTCCATTTTCATCGAGTTCGACTTTCGCCCCGCACCACTGGCAGGCAGGTTTTTTCGCCAGGTGTTCTTTCTCTACCTTGTGCCATTGCGGACTTCGAAGGTGAGCCGGTTTGCCCTTCATGACGTCGTGTACGAGTTGTAGGTGTCTTTGCATCGAGGTCCTCTGCTTTTTCTACTCAGTCCTCAGTCCTCAGCACTCAGTCCTGGTCTAATGGGGGCAATAAAAAACGGCAGATCAGATGGTCAGGCACCTGACTGCCGTTCCTTATTCTATTCGCCGCTCTCACCTGGCCGGGCTAAAGCGGACCCCCTCACTTGACTTTTTTGTACTTATTCTGTCTTGTAGCCACCGTTTTCAGTAACCATCTTTAAATACAGCTCCGGGCTAAGTTGGAATATTTGCGCTTCGAGGATAAGCCCCACATTGCGCATTCCCTCCTGGAACGCCATCGCAAGCTGATCTGACGAAAACGAAGTTACGTGAATCCTGCACATTTCCAGCAAATCCCACATCCACATGCGCCCCTCGGGATCTGACATAATCTTGCGGAGCGCGGCCTTCTTTTGAAGATTGCGGGTCTTCTGGCTCTTCTCCCGCTTCGCCACATGCTGCGCGTCGCCTGCGTTGTATGGGGTCTGCTCGTCAGCCATCAAGCTCGCTTCCCGCTCCCTGCTTCCCGCTTCCTGCTTCCTGCATTTTGGCCTTCATCTCCGTCACCAGGTCTTCTCGCTCTTTGGCCGTCAGTTTCTTGAGCGATGTTTGCTCCCACGCCAGGCCGCAATTCGTACAGCGATAGACCTCTTGTTCGGCCGGCTGCGCGACCCCTATCGGAGAAAGCAATGCAGAGATTTCAAAGATCCGAAACGCCCGCTCGAAAATATTGTTCGTGCAACCCGGGCAGTGATAACTCGCACAGGCGGATACATTCGGGATCTGCACCTGCACCTTCGCCGGCATTACGCCCGCGCCATTATTCTTTGCTTTCGCATATTGGCCATGGCTCATAATCTTTTCCTCTGCGCCCTCTGCGTCTCTGCGGTGAATATTCTTTATTGCGCCACCCCTCCGCCTGCCTGACCATACCCCAACATCTTCTGCAGCGCGCTCTGCCCCCCGCCAACGTCGGTCTCGCTCAAAGTCTTTGCCCCCTGGACTCCGGCCATGCTCATCTGCGCCGCCTGGGCGGCAGCCGCCTGCTGGGATCTCTGCTTCCTCAGCGCATCCCGCTTCTGCTGCGCTACAATGAGCTTTTGCGTAACCCCGATAAGGTCTGCGTATTCCCGCACGGTCTCGTCCATATCCACGTTATCGAGCACTTCGGGTTTGGCTGCCGCAAGGTTTCCAACAAAGGCCACCAGCCGCTCGATCCCGGTTGTAGCCGTTGATTTCTGCGCATCGGCAAGAGTTGAAATCGTTTCGATATCAAGAGCGCGATTGCGTATCTCGGGCGGCGCCGGAGGCAACAGCCCGGCCCGGTACATCATTGCAAACACCCGGTCGATCATCGGATTTATCAGCTCGAATTGGCTGCGTTCGAGAAACGGTCCGAGCATCAGCATCTTTTCCTGCTTTCGCTCGATGATTTCAGTCGCGGTCCTCACGGTATCAAGCTGTGAGATCATCAGGAAAAAATCCGCAAAGAACGCCCGGTTGATCCTGTCCTCGGCCTTCGCTATCTTTTCTTCAGCGCCTTGGATATTTGGCGGTACTTCATAAGCCGGCTTGAATCCGCTTTGCGCAAGGTTTGCAACGTAAGTCACCCCGCCCGGCAGAAGTGAGGCCGGCTCGTTTTTCATTGACACATCGGCCACCATCGGAGGATTTAGCACTTTGTCTATCGCCTGGGCCGTGCGTTTCTCCAACTGCTGGAGCATCTTCGAGCTCGCCAGCGCCTCCATGCCGGGGGATCTGCCGTATGAATCGTTTCCGATAACATGCCATCTCGGCGCGCAGAAGGGCTGCTCGTGATAGCCCCGGAGCTCTAACACCAGGTTCTGGCTCTGCCCCCACTCCCATATTACAGATCTGAACTTTCTGCCTTTTAGCCCCGGGATCTGCGGGGCGCGATCGTCGTTTGGCTCGATTGCCTGGGCAACATTTACTTCTTTATCGAGCTGCCCTGAGGCCCAAAGACTTTTGACCTGGGGACTGCAAGCCTCAAGTCCAAATCGTTCCACAACTTGACCTGTTGCGAGTACGTATTCGCGGTAAAGAGTATCAATCTGGTTTTTACCGCTCGAAGTAAGGTAGTACTCACCGGCTGTGAGTGTTTGACACCTGACAACATCGTCGTAGTCCTCCTCGATGAGCATGCACCCCGTGCCGAAGCACCCCAGCTCCTCGTAGATGACGTGCAAGGCGTTGTAGCCATTGCTCTGGGAGAGCACCGTAAGTAAGCGTTTGGTTACTTCATCAAGCCACAGACGGACGGGTGTGTTATCGGACACATCCATGTCCCGGATAGAAAGCCGAAACCAAGGGCGAGCAGGACTAGTAAGGCCAGCCATAAGGCCCGCCGCAAGCGTTCTGAGCGCAAAAATAGGAGTTTCATTTATCATCCTCGATCCAACCGGGTCGCCTCTTGTGGCCTGGTTGGGCGTCATGAGATAGCGGCCGCGCCTGGGCAGGATAAAGTCGGATAACTGCCGCCAGTGCTGCCAGTAACTCCAGCGGTCAACCCGCAAGCCCACAAGCCGCCGGTCTACGTACTTCCGCAAAGCCTGGATTTTAGGGACCTTGCTGAAGGTATCGATTTTGATTACGTCGGCCACGCTCGCTCCGCTCCGGGTTAAATGTTATTGGTTAGGGGTTATGGGTCAGAGGTGGTTTTTGCCCATTACCTATTACCTATCACCGATTACCCTTCTTCTAGCCTCCAAGCAGCGTCTTGCCCGAATTCGCCGTTGTCGCTGCCGGCGTCTGCAAGCCCTGCGGACCCGTTAGAATCGTCTGGCTCGCGCCGTAAGCCATTGCCGCGAGATTGCGCTGATTTTGACCCGCACCCTGCACTCCCGAATCCGGCAGGCTCGGTGGAGGCGCGGGAGCCGGAGGAGGAGCGGGAACCGATGGCGCTGAAGCGAAGCACATAGTCTGGTCATTCCTTTCACCGGCTTTAGCCGGAAGCTGGACCTTTCTCTATGCTCTCCCTGGCCTGTCTATGACCAGAGGCGTTTATCCGGAGGGGCTTAAAACCTTTTCCTCTAAATTCTGTCAAACCTGTCTAAATCAATACAATTCGTTTCTACAGGATACAGAATATCATAAAGGGATTTGGCCCTGTAAAACGGCAGCCAGAAGCGGCAACCAGAAGCGGCAATAAAAACGGCAAAAAGCGTCGGAGCAGGGAAGAGGACCGCCAGCCAGGATCTTAGTCGTGGTAGTAATAGTCAAGAGGCGGCGGACCATCATATAGAATCTTTGGTGTGAAGCCTTTTTTGAGCGTGAGGGTATAGGCGCACCCACGGCACTCCCAAACTCCCCCCCTCTCCAAAACCTCCACTAAATCCATCGCCATGCCGCATTGCTCGCACTTCATTTCCCCTGATTCTCCGATGCTTCGATTCGCCTTAACTCCCGAATTCTACTGTGACGCGGTGAGGGTCTCGTCCCCCCGTCCCTGCGCTCCCGCGTCTCCCCAACCCTTGTCTTATTCCAGTTTAAGCAGCATACCACTGGGCGATTTTGCCCTGCAAAACGGCAACCAGAACCGGCAATCAGTTGCGGCAACCAGAAGCGGCAACCAGAAGCGGCAAAAAAAGTGGCAAGAAAAATTAGAGAGGGCAGGGAAGGGGAAAAAACGAAGTTTTCATAAATGGGATAGATATTCAGAGGCGGGCCGTGAGAGCAGTACGTTGAAAGACCGGTGCGGAGAGGGGGTACACGGGGACAAGAGAAGAAAAAACTTTTCACCGTGGAGCTTCCGGCTAGAGCCGGTGGGCGGGTTGACCAGATTATGCGGAGGAGACAGAGACAAAAGTGGAAAAGGGATTGAGATTGCCTTCACCAAGCGTAACTGCCCAGGCTCGAAAATTCCGCAAAGGCGGGAATTTTCTGTTTCAGCTCAACTCTGTCTGCGTCTTTGCGGTGGAATTGTGGGACCGCTTCGGAGTCCTTCGATGCTTTTGGGAGTGGATTCTTCGAAAATCATTCGGGCGGTAACTTTCCGTTTCGTTCATATGCTTGCCATTCTTTTCTTTTCATCAGCCGAACGTTGGCTTCGTGGCACTCTGGACACCCCTGGTATTGGCCGTCTTTTGATTGCCGCCACATGGTGTAAAGCATGCCGGGCAAAATAAAACAGCACCAGAGCGTGATTTCGATTTTTCGAGAGCCTTTGGCAATTCCCTTGCTTTCCCCTACGTAATTACATGATGGACAGATGATCTTCAT